CAGCCCGTGGACACCGATGGAACACGCGGTGCGCGATTTTCTGGAAGCAAAGAAGTTGCCAGAGACTTTGCGCGTGTGGGTCAACACCTACCTTGGCGAGACCTTTGAGGAACAGGGCGAGAAGATTGACGACTATTTGCTTGCCGATAGGCGCGAGAACTGGGGCGATAAAGTGCCAGAAGGCGTTGTGATGATTACTGCTGGCATTGACGTGCAGAATGACCGCTTGGCTGTTGAGACACTTGGCATCGGGCTTGATGAGGAAACGTGGTCGCTCGATTATCGTGAGATACCCGGCGACCCGTCCGCACCGCAGATATGGGCTGACCTAGATACGTTACTGGCTTCGGAATATGAACGCGAAGATGGCATGAAGCTGACCATTCAGTGTGCCGCAATCGACACAGGCGGTCATCACACGCAACAGGTCTATAAATACGCAAAGCCGCGATATGGTCGGCGCATCTTTGCAATCAAGGGTGTTGGCGGTGAAGCCAAGCCACTGGTCGGCAGACCCAGCACGAACAACAACATGAAGTGCAAGTTGTTCCCGATTGGCGTGGACACAGCCAAAGAGATTGTTTATTCGCGTCTGCGTATCCAAGATGAGGGGGCTGGCTACTGTCACTTTCCCGAAGGTCGCAGCGATGAATATTTCAAGATGCTGACAGCCGAACAAGTCGTGACGCGCTTTCATAAAGGCTTCAAGAAACGTGAATGGCGCAAGACGCGACCACGAAACGAGGCACTCGATTGCAGGGTGTATGCAATCGCGGCATCTGCTATACTCAACACTAATGTCAACGCTATGGCAGCGCGGCAACGTGCGCGGAAAGAGCCAGAACAGGTGGCAGACGAAGTTAAACCGCAACAGCGACCGCTGCGTCAACAGCCAAGACGCGGGGGGTTTGCTAATTCGTGGAGATAATGTAAGATGGCAAAGAAGATTGGGGTCGCAGAACCGCGTGTCAAGCTAAAGATACGGCGCAAGGGGCGGCACAGCAAAGTGACTAAACGGCGCGATAAGAAGCAGTCGTTCTTTACACAGGGGTCATGCCGTGGCTAATTTGTTTGACGCAGCTAACGCACCAGAAGGTGAACCGCACGAAATTGTAGTTGGCGACTTCATCCAATGGAAGCGAAGCGACCTTGTTGACGATTACCCGACAGCCACACACTCTGCCGAATATGTAGCACGCATCACAGGCGGTGGGTCTAGCGAAATCAAGCTGGCTGGCACTGAGACCAGCACATATTATCTCTTTACTGCCGACAGCGCGACAAGTGCGGACTTCGACCCCGGTTATTATCACTGGCAGCTTGAGATTACCGAAACAGCATCAGGCAATCGCATTGTTGTTGACCGTGGCACGTTTACCGCCATCGTTGACTTGGATGTCAACAACACTGACCCGCGTAGCCACGCGGAAATCATGATTACAAAGATTGAAAGCATCTTGCAGGGGAAAGCTGACAGCGATGTTGCCAACTATAGTGTCGGCAACCGCAGCTTGACTAAGATGACTTTTGAAGAATTGATTAAGGCGCGTGACCGCTACAAAAGCGAGTTTGCGCGTGAAAAGAACAAAGAACTGGCGTTGAACAACGAAGCAACCAGCCAGACCATTAAGGTGAGGTTCTAAGATGGCACTTTTTGACTTTCTTCGCCGCCAGCCAAAGAAGGTGCAGAAGCGTGCCTACCACGGCGCAAACACAGGGCGTCTGTTTGCAGACTTTGTAACTTCAAGCCGTAGTGCAGACAGCGAGATTAAACCATCGCTTCGCACACTGCGTGACCGTTGCCGCGAAATTAGCCGCAACCATCCATATGCCAGACGCTATCTGCAAATCTTGACCACTAACGTTGTCGGTGCGACTGGCGTGAAGTTGCAGGTTCGCAAGCGCAACACTGATGGCAGCTTGGACACACCCGGCAACCGCGTTGTCGAAACAGCTTGGGCAAGCTGGGGTCGCAAAGGCACTTGCACAGTCGATGGTCGTTTGTCTTGGTTACAGGCTCAACGGTTATTTATGGAAACTCTGGCGCGTGATGGCGAAGTTGTCGTGCGTAAAGTTCGCAATCAGCGCAATAATCCGTTTGGCTATTCGCTTCAGTTTATCGAAAGCGACTACATCGACGAGGACTACAACACCCGCCTAGACAACGGCAACGAAGTGCGTATGGGTGTTGAGATTGACCGTGCTGGCAAGCCTGTGTCGTATTTCTTGTTTGAAGACCACCCATATCACGAACAAGCATTTGGTTCGCGCACGAAGAAGAAGCACATCCAAGTGCCAGCATCAGAAATTATCCACGCTTACATCCAAGAGCGTCCGGGGCAGACCCGTGGCGTGCCTATGATGTCAAACGTGCTGTCGCGCCTGAAGATGCTCGACGGTTACGAAGAAGCTGAACTGGTTGCCGCCCGTATCGGCGCAAGCAAGATGGGCTTCTTTACCAGCCCGTCTGGTGACGAGTTTATTGGCGACGACTATGATGGCGCAGCACCGATTATGGAAGCTGAACCGGGGACGTTCTCACAACTGCCCGAAGGTATGAACTTCACCAGCTTTGACCCGCAGCACCCGACCACAGCATTTGGCGACTTTGAGAAAGCTATTCTGCGTGGCATCGCATCTGGTCTTGGTGTCAGCTATGTATCGCTGTCGAACAATCTTGAGGGCGTAAGCTACAGCAGCATCCGTCAAGGCACGATTGAAGACCGTGACCACTTCAAGATGCTGCAACAGTTCATGATTGAAAGTTTTGTTGACATTGTTTACCGCGACTGGCTGGAACAAGCCATCACGTTTGGCGCGGTGACTTTGCCGATGACCAAGTATGATATGTTTGCCGACCAAGTTACCTATCGTCCGCGTGGCTTTAGCTGGGTTGACCCACAGAAAGAAATTAACGCGGCGGTCACTGCGGTCAATAACGGCATCATCTCACTGCAAGACGTTCATAGCCAATACGGGAAGGACACTGAAGAAGTGTTTGAGGCTGTCAGCCGCGAGAAAGAACTTGCCAGCCGCTACGATATTGAGACTGCGTTTGAACCGTTTGGCACTAAGCTGCCAGCCGCACCAAGCGTAGATGGGGGCAGCGATGGCGAGTTATAAGCCAACTGACGGAATGGTTGAGGACGCGCAGCGTGGACTTGACTGGCGCAAAGAACACGGACGCGGTGGCACAGAAGTTGGCATCGCCCGTGCGCGTGATATTGTCAACGGCAAGAATTTGTCAGAAGATACTGTGAAGCGGATGTATTCCTTCTTCAGCCGCCACGAAGTTGACAAACAGGCCGAAGGCTTTTCGCCGGGTGAAGAAGGTTATCCCAGCAATGGGCGCATTGCTTGGGCATTGTGGGGTGGTGACGCTGGTTTTCGTTGGTCAAAAGGATTGGTTGAGATTATGAATAAAGATGAAGAACGCGCAGCACCAGACGCACTAAGCGTTGGTGATTTTGTTTCGTGGGACAGCAGTGGCGGCACAGCCCGTGGTCGCATCGAGCGTATTGAACGCGATGGCACAATCAATGTGCCGGGTGCTGACTTCACTGTCGAAGGCACAACCGAAGACCCAGCCGCACTTATCCGCATCTATCGTGATGGTGACGCGACTGACACGTTGGTTGGTCACAAGTTCAGCACGCTTCGCAAGATTAGTGACATTCGTGGCGATAAAGAATATGATGAAAAACAAGAACGGCATATTCAGTCAATCGAAGAAACTGATGAAGCCTATATCGTCACGTTTGGCAAGTCTATGCCAGAGCGTGAACACCACGATGAGGATGAACAAATGGAAATGGAACGCGATAACTTTGACCGTTCAACTTTGACATTCCGCGCTGCGACTGTTGACACAGTTGATGGCGATGACCGCCGGGTTCGTATGTCGCTGTCGAGCGAAGAACCTGTTGAACGTAATTTTGGTATGGAAGTTTTGGAACATACCGAAGAAGCAATTGACATGTCACGGATGGCAAGCGGCTCAGCACCGCTTTTGCTTGACCACGACATGACTAAGCAGATTGGCGTTGTCGAAGAAGCCTATCTTGACCGTGCAGATAGAAAACTGCGTGCGGTTGTGCGTTTTGGAAAAGGCGCACTGGCAAGAGAAGTTTACGATGATGTCAAGGATGGCATCCGAAGCAATGTGTCTATCGGTTATGTTATCCGCAATATGGAACAGAGAGGCAGTGACGGGACGGTTGCGGTCAATTCGTGGATTCCATACGAAGCCAGTATTGTTTCTGTGCCAGCCGATAACGGTGTGGGTATTGGGCGCAATGCTAATTTTGTCAAACCTACAGAAGTCAAAGAGGATATTAAAATGACTGAAGTAAATCATGATGAAATTCGCTTGGAAGCTGCTGAAGCTGCCAAACGCGAGTTCACCAAAAACGCGCAAGAAATTACTGCTCTTGCCGTAAAACACAACAAGCGCGACCTTGCTGATGAAGCTATTGCCAAAGGCATGAGCATCAATGAGTTCCGTGGCGTATTGTTGGACGCACTGCCGGAAGGCAAGCCGCTTGAGCAATCTGCTGGCGCGGTTGACATGAACGAAAAAGAACAGCGCGACTACAGCTTCATGAAAGCTGTTCGTGGTCTGGTCAATGGTTCGGGTCTGAATGGTCTGGAACGTGAAGTTTCTGACGAAATCGCCAAGCGTCAAGGCCGTGAAGCCCGTGGCTTCTACGCACCTGACAGCTTCTGGACTGGCAAACGTGACCTGACTGTAGGCACGGACTCTGCTGGTGGCTTCCTGAAGCCGACCGACCACTTGGGCGACCAGTTCATCGACGCTCTGCGTAGCCGTTTGGTTCTGAACCAGCTTGGCACGCGCTTCATGAGCGGTCTGCGTGGCGATGTTGCTATCCCGAAACTGTCTGGTGGCGTTGCTGCTGGCTTTGTTGCTGAAAATGGCGCGACTGCTGAAGTCAACGCAACTTTCGCACAGGTCACAATGTCTCCGAAGTCTCTGGGTGCTTTCACTGACGTTTCACGTCTGCTGATGATTCAGTCTGACCCGTCTGTTGAACAAATCGTTCGTGACGACTTGCTGAACGCCATTGCTCAAAAAATCGAAGACGTTGCCATCGAAGGCGGCGCATCGAATGAGCCGACTGGTATCACGCAAACGTCTGGCATCGGTTCTGTTGCTATCGGCACTAACGGTGGCGCAGCCACTTGGGGCAAAGTTGTTGACCTCATCAAAGAAGTTGAGCAAGACAACGCAGCCATCGGTGAAATCAACTTCCTGACGAACAGCAAAGTCAAATCACACTTGGCACAAACCGCCAAAGTTGCTTCGACTGATAGCGTCATGATTTTGAACGACCCGTGGACATCTTTGTATGGCTACAATATGGCTGTTACGAACAACGTTCCGTCTGACTTGACCAAAGGCTCTGGCACTGGCCTGTCAGCACTTATCGCTGGTGACTTTAGCCAGTTGATGATTGGTCTGTTCAGCACGAGCGATGTGCTTGTTGACCCGTATACAGGCGGTTCTTCAGGTGCGGTTCGCATCCGTGTCATGCAAGAAGTCGATGTTGCTGTGCGTCACGCGCAGTCCTTCGCAGCTTGCTTGGACATCAATGCCTAATGATGCGGGGGGTGGCTTCGGCCACCCTCCAATTCTTTAAGAGGGTAATATGGTTAAAATTGAAATTGCACGGACTGTTGGCGTAGCTGGTAAGCATTGCGAACCGGGTGATGTTGTTGAAGTTCCTGAAAACGTTGCTATTGAGTTGATTGCTGCGCGGCAAGCCGTTCCGTATGAAGAAAAAGAAAAAACAAACCGCGCTGTAGGTCTGGACACCAGCACCGCAGCACCCATCGTTAAACGCACACGCAAGAAAAGCTGATGGCAGTAGAGACCGACACAGAACGCGCAATCTTTGTAGAAGTTGACGACTTTGCTGTTGCAGCTACCTACAATGGCGGCACTGTGAACGGTATTTTTGATAAAGAATATCTGGAACTGGATAGCGGTGGCAGTGTTGCCTTCGCCATCAACCAGCCGCGCTTTGTCTGTCGCACATCTGACGTAAGCAGTGCAGCGCAGGGTGATGCCATCACCATCAATGCGACCAGCTACGTCATTCAGGTTGTGCAAGACTATGGCACTGGCATGACAACACTGGTGCTTGAGGAACAGTAGATGGCGCACGTCCGCAAATCCATCCGTGACGACATCACAACCACGCTGACCGGCTTGACCACGACTGGTTCAAACGTCTATCAGACGCGCTTCTATCCGCTTGCGGAAGCGAAGCTGCCGGGGCTGTGTATTTACACAAACAGCGAAACTACCGAACACGCCACGATGACCAAGCCACGCACGCAGTTCCGCACGCTGGAAGTGATGATAGAAGCCTATGTCAAAGGCACGAGCAACGTGGACAATACGCTGGACACGATTGCTGTGGAGGTTGAAGAAGCCATCACTGCTGATGTAACGCTTGGCGGTTACGCCAAAGATGCTAAGATAACAGCGTTTGAAGCAAGCTACGCTGCTGAAGGCGACCAGCCTGTAGGCGTTGGTCGATTTACAGTAGAAGTGCTTTATGCTACTTTAGAGAACGACATAGAAACGGCGGTGTAATATGGCACAACGTGTGAAATTGTATAAAGGCGATGAGACCAAAGAAGTTTGGGCTGAAAACGCCGAAAAGTTTGTAGCTGCTGGCTGGTCTGCCGAACAGCCGAAAGCTGCATCGAAACCCAAATCGGCAGCGCGTAAAACCGAAGTGAAAGAGGCTTAAGATGGCAACGCATACTGGCTCAGAAGGCACTGTAAAAGTCGGCAGCAATGCTGTCGGTGAAATCACCGCCTTCACCGTGACCGAAACTGGTCAAGTAATTGAAGACACATCAATGGGCGATACTGCCCGTTCTTACAAGGCTGGCTTGAAAGACGCCACTGGCTCTATCTCCGTCCGTTTCGACGGTGATGAAGTCTATGGTTCAACTGGTCAAGGCGAACTGGACGTGGGTAGCAGCATTACGCTCAACCTGTATCCTGAAGGCGACACTGCTGGCGACACTTACTACACTGGCACTGCCATTGTAACCAGCAAAGAAGTTTCTTCTTCGTTTGACGATGTTGTGAGCATGAACTTTGAGGTTCAATTCTCTGGCGGTTTGACGCAAGAACAAGTCGCTTAATAACTAACAGACAGGGGGTGGCACTATGTCTGCATTTGGTGAGCGCATCAGCGCGAACACAAATAAAAGCACCAAGCGTGTTGAAGTTGAAGAATGGGGTAGCGAAGATGAGCCGATGGTTCTTTTCGCTACTCCACTTAACTGTGGCGAGTTCAACAAGCTACAGAAAAAGCATCCAGACTTTTTGAACAATATGACCATTGAAGGTCTGGTTGACCTTATCATCCTCAAAGCGATGGATGATAATGGCGACAAAGCGTTTGACGTTGGCGACAAGCCAATTCTGATGCGCCAGCCTGTAAACGTTGTCAGTAACGTGGCCGGGCAGCTTATGGGCGATATGCAAGGGGTCGATGAAGTAAAAAAGGACTAAGCGATGACGCAACTCGATTTAGCGTTATCGCTTTGGCTGACCGACTAGGCAAGACCATTGGCGAGATTGAAGAAATGCCCTATACTGAACTGATTGAATGGGCTGCTTACTTGGAATTGATTGCTGATGGCCGACCAGAACCTACGAATTAATCTTACAGCTTTTGACAAGACGCAGCGTGCTTTTGCGTCTGTTCGCAGTGGTCTAGGCAAAATCCAGAGTTCCATCTTCAGCGTCAAAGGCGCGGTTGTTGGCCTTGGTGCTACACTTGCGCTGAAAGAGTTTGCTGGGCAAATAGACGAATTGGCTAAAAGCAGCGCACGTCTTGGCTTGACCGTCAACGAACTGCAATCGCTGGAGTTTGCTGCCGGGCAGACTGGCGTATCGTCACAGGAACTATCAAAAGGTCTTGAGCGTTTTAGCCGTAGCATTGGTGAAACCGCGAATGGTGTTGGTATTGCCAAGAGGTCATTTGAAGACCTTGGCATTAGCGTGACAAATTCTGCGGGGCAAATTAAGCCAACCCGTGAGTTGCTTGGTGAAGTATCTAATCGCCTGAAGGATGTCGAAGACCCGGCAGAACGTGTCCGCATTGCATTTGACCTGTTTGGTCGCTCTGGCACTAAGCTGATTAACACGCTGAAGGGCGGCAACACACAACTGACCGAACTGCAAGGCAAGTTCAATGCTGTAACTATTGAGTTGAGCGGCGAACAAGCTGCGGCTGTAGAAGCAGCCAACGATGGCTTTGATACGCTTGGGCGAACTTTTTCCAGTATTGGTCAGCAAATCACTGCAACAGTTTTGCCGCCATTACAGGCTTTGGCAGAGTTTTTGACCGTGAACTTCTTAAAAGGTGTGGTTGGTAGCATCGAAGCCGCAGAAGCCCTAGCCAATGGGTTTATTAAATTAGGCAATACAATCTTTTCGCCTTTGAAGGCTCTGGGATTATACGTTGACCAGCAGGAAGTCGCGTTTGGCGAGGAGACGCAAGCGAAGCTGCAAAACATTATTGATGGCTATGAAAAACTTGACATAAAACTTGGCAAGGTCAAAGACACACAAGAAAAAGTTGCAACTGCTACAGAAGAAACATCAATCAAGTTTAATCAGGCTCACGAAGATGGCAAGAAAGCGGCAGACGCTATTGGGCGCAGCTTCGCTGATAGCTTTAAGGGCATTATCTCTGGCACTAAGAGTGTCAACGAGGCATTTCAGAGTATGGCAGCTAAGATTATTGAACGCTTGTTTGAAATCTTCGTGGTCGAGAAAATGGTTCAATCAATCTCTGGTGCTGTGGGCGGGTTCTTCGGCGGTAGTCCTACACCTACAGGTCGTGCCACAGGCGGTGCGGTTCAGGCTGGTCAGCCATATATGGTAGGTGAGCAGGGCAAAGAATTATTCGTGCCACGCCAGTCTGGTAACATCGTGCCGAATGGTAAGCTGGGTGGCGAAGGTGTTACTGTCAACCAAACAATTAACTTGACTGCTGGCGTAAGCGGTACGGTTCGCGCTGAAGTGATGAATATGCTGCCGATGATTAAAGAAGCCAGCAAGTCTGCTGTGCTGGAAGCGTCACGCCGGGGCGGTAGCTTCGCAAACTCATTGGGGAAATAAATGGCTATTACATACCCTGTAGCATTACCGACAACCACTGGCATTGCGATGGTTACGCTGTCAGCGCGTAATGTTGTGGGTCTGTCGCAGTCACCATTTACAATGAAACAGCAAGTGCAGAAGCACGCTGGTCAGCGTTGGGAGGCACAAATTCAGTTGCCACCGATGGACAGAGATGAAGCCGAAGTATGGCTGACGTTCCTAATGAAGATGAATGGCGTGTTCGGCACTTTCTTGCTTGGCGACCCTAGCGGTGGCACAGCACGCGGGTCTGCGTCATCTGCACCCGGCACACCAGTTGTCAACGGCGCAAGCCAGACAGGAAATGAATTGGACATTGATGGTCTGCCAGCCAGTGCTACTGGCTACTTAAAAGCTGGCGACTACATCCAGCTTGGTTCTGGTGCGGACGCACAACTTTATAAGGTGCTGGATGACGTGGACAGCAACGCATCTGGCGAAGCTACACTGACTATTTGGCCTAACCTACGCAGCAGCCCGGCTGATGATGCCGCAGTTGTTGTTTCTAGCGCACAAGGCGTTTTTCGTTTGGCTGAAAATCAGACCGATATTACTATTGATAGCGCAAGCATTTATGGTCTGGCATTTCAGGCAATCGAGGCGTTATGACCCGCAGTGTTACAACAGAATTTAAAAATCAGGTTGAAGGTGACAGCTTATCGCCATTTTATGCGGTTGAGTTGGATTTTGATGATACCGTCTTACGTTATTGGACTGGCTATGGCGAAATCACTTTCGACAGCAAGACCTTCACTGGCTACGCTGATTTCCTGAACATTACCCTAGCCGCCGAAACAACAGACCTAGAAGCCACTGGCGCGTCTGTCGAGATTAGCGGTATCAGCGCATCAACTATATCGCTTGCGCTGGGTGAGCAATATCAGGGCAACCCATTCAAGGTCTGGCTTGGCGTTCTTGCAGATGATGGCACTGTGATTGCTGACCCGTATATGGTCTTCGAAGGCAAAATGGATGTAATGAACTTGCGCGCTGATGGCACAACTTCTGTGGTCACTGTTTCTGCTGAGAGCAGCTTGATTGACCTTAACCGCAGCCGCATCCGCAGATATACCGACCAAGACCAGAAAGTTGATTTCCCTAATGACCGTGGCCTAGAATATGTGCCGACCATTCAAGGTATGGATATTACTTGGGGGAGGCCGACAAGCTAATGGGCTGGCGTAAGTTCTGGAAAAAAGTCGAAGACGATATTCGCGGCACGCTGAAAGCGATTGAGGACAACCCGCTTGAAGCTGCTGTTGCTGCCACTATTGGCTACTTTACTGGCGGCACAGGATGGGCTGTGTTTGCCGCCACGTCTTCTGGTTACGGCAACTACCAAACTGAACTTGCAATTCAAGAAGCGCAACGTCAAATCGCGCAGTTCCAATCAGAAGCACAAGGCCGCGATATTATGGTTCGTGAGCCTGTTCATTCGCGCAAACTTGTTTACGGGGAAGTTAAGGCTGCTGGCAATATCGTGTTTCTTGATGTGACAGATGACAACAAATACTTGCACGTTGTTATGGCGGTTGCTTCGCATGAGGTTGAGGAATTAGGTCGCGGCCTATTTGGTTTGAAGGGTGTTTATCTCAATGATGACCTGATTTTTTTGAGCGCGGGAACAAATGACGCAAATGGCGTCACAAGATACAAGGTTAACAGTGGCAACTACTTTGACAGCAAGGACGGTAAAGGTTCGGTTGTGCGGTTTAAGTTCTACGATGGAACGCAGACGCAAGCTGATGCGGATTTGGTTGCTGAAAGTGGCAAGTGGACAACCAGTCACGTTCTGAACGGCATAGCATATGTGTATGCGCGTTATGAGTTTAATCGCGATAGTTTCCCGACTGGCATACCAAATCTGTCGATGATTGTGCGTGGCAAAAAGGTCTATGACCCGGACACCGCTACCATCGCTTATTCAACAAATCCTGCCCTGTGCTTGCGTGACTACCTTGCCAGCGATTATGGCTTCAAAAGCGCAAGCAGCGACTTTGACGACACCAGCTTCATCACCGCCAAGGACGTTTGCGATGAGACTGTAAGCGCACGCGATGGCGGCACAACGCGGTTCACAATGAATGGCGTGGTTGACACAGCCAAGCCCAAGGCTGACGTTTTGCGTGAAATGTTGACTAGCTTTGCGGGTGATTTGGTTCGCATCAACGGCAAGTGGCACTGCAATGCGGGTGAGCATCGTGCGGCTGTCATTACATTGGATGAAGATGACTGCCGTGGTGTCATCGACATCATCACTAAGACATCGCGGCGTGACCGTTATAACGCTGTGCGTGGCACGTTTATATCAAGCGAAAATAATTACAAGCTGTCAGATTATCCCGAGGTTACGAACAGCGCATATCAGACAGAAGATGGCGAGAAAATTACAACGCAACTAGACTTGCCGTTCACTTCTTACGCATCCACCGCCCAGCGTCTTGCCAAGATTAACCTGCTGGCTAACCGCCAAGAACTTGTCGTGCGCTACCCGGCCAAGCTGACCGCGTTCCGCTTGAAGGCTGGCGACACAGTTGCCATCGACAACGAAGACTTCGGCTGGTCTGGCAAGCTGTTCCGCGTGCAGAATTGGACGCTTGTGCCTGAGACCGGGCAGGGTGGTTCACCAACTATTGGTGTTGACCTGATACTGCGCGAAACAGCATCAGAGATTTATGATTGGGACTTTGACACCGAAGAAACTGGCGTTGACCCTGCACCGGATACCAATCTGCCAAGTCCGTTTGATGTGGGTGATGTCGGCCTGTCAGTTGGTGATGAAATCCGCATTGTGAACGGCACAGCAACGACTGTGCTGGTCTGCGAAGTATCAGGCGGTGGCGAATTGGCTGAGAGTTTCCAAGTCGAAGCCAAGAAAAGCACAGATAGCACATACACACTTGTCGGGCGCGGCACAGGCCAAACCTATGAGCGGCTGAATGTTGAAGATGGCGTGACCTATGATGTGCGTGCGTTTGCTATTAATGGCTTGGGTGTGCGTTCACAGAACTTCACAGTCGTTTCACATCAGGTAATAGGCAAAACCGCACGCCCGGCAAGCGTCACTGGCTTGCGGATTAACGTGGTCGGCAGTGAAGCGCATTTGTCGTGGGATGCTGTGGCTGACTTGGACTTGTCGCACTATCAAGTGCGGTTCAGCACGGACACGACCAGCCCGTCATTCCAAAATGCTGTGACGCTCATCCCAAAGGTCACGGCGACTAGCGTCACAGTCCCAGCACGGACTGGCACATACTTTGTGCGTGCGGTTGATACGTCTGGCAACACCAGTGAAGTTGCGGCAAATATCGGCACAGACATCCAGTCTATCGCAGGTTTGAATGTGGTTGCTACATCTACGCAGCATCCGACATTCTCTGGCACTAAGACAGATTGCGTTGTTGACGAAGACAGCCAAGACGTGCCTGTGTTGAAACTGGCGACTTCCATTCTGTTCGATGACGCAACAGGTGATTTTGATGACGCGCTGGGTCAGTTCGATAGCGGTAGCGGTAATGTGGATGGCGAAGGCGAATATGAGTTTGATAACTATGTTGACCTTGGCAGCAAATACACAAGCCGCGTGACTGCTGACTTGGATGTTATCCGCATCGACTATGTAAACCTGTTTGACGATGCGGAAGGCGACTTTGATGACCGCCAAGGCTTGTTCGATGGCGACCCTGACAGCTATGACGACACAAATGTTGACCTGTTTGTCTCTATTACGGATGACGACCCGGCTGGTTCGCCAACGTGGTCGGATTACAAAGAATTTGTTGTGGGTGATTACTCCGCACGGGCTTTGCGGTTCAAAGCTGTGTTGACTACGACAGACGGGCAAGCCACGCCAGCCATTAAGGAGCTGGCTGTGACTGTTGATATGCCTGACAGTTTGCGTGCTGATAACGACATCGCAAGCGGCACGGCGGCTGGCGGCAAGGCTATTACATTCAGCCCAGAGTTTAAGGCTTTGCAGGGTCTTGCCATCGTCGCAGAAAATATGGCAACAGGTGATTTTTATGATATAGTGAGCAAAGATGCCACAGGGTTCACTATCCGCTTTAAGAATAGCGGCGGCACGGTGGTTGACCGAACATTTGATTATGTGGCTAAAGGTTATGGAGAACTTGTAACATGACGCAGAACGCATCTGATGTAGAAATCGCCAATCAGGGGTTTGCCGCTTTCCGGCAAGACCTGAATGACGTTCTCGAAGACATCACAACGCTGCACAGTGGGGACACTGCACCGTCAACAACTTACGCAAATCAGCTTTGGTATGAAGAAGACACCGACACGCTGTATATCCGCAATGAGGATAATGACGCTTGGATTGACCTAGCGCAGCTTGACCAGACGAATGATGATGCAACGCTTATTGGCGACATCAAGCGCAAAGCGGCAAGCGGAACGGACGTGGCCGGCACGGATTTGACCATCCAAGGCGGTGCTGGCACTGGCACGGGTGCTGGCGGTAAAATCGTTTTCCAAACTGCCGACGGCGGTTCGACCGGCTCGACCGTGAACAGCTACGCCACGGCGATGGAAGTTTTGGACGACGGGTCAATCGACATTCAGGGCAATGAGCTAATCCTCGACGCTGATGGTGACACCAGCATCACCGCTGACACTGACGACCAAATTGACTTTAAGACTGGTGGTAGTGACAGGATGGTCATCGACAACATCGGGAAGGTCGGCATTGGCAAAACTAGTGTTGATAGCGATTGCGGCAGGCTGCAGGTAAATAGTAGTGACGCAAACACTGTAAAAATCAACGGCACTGGCACGCGAAATTTGTATAGTTATCACGACAGTGGTGGTGTTGGTTGGGCTACTGGTTCTGATAGCAATTGGGGTAATTTGCTTTATCTTCAAGAAAGTTCAAATGCTATTGCGCTTTACACAAACGGCTCACAACGTCTATTCATCACGGGGACTGGAGCCGTTCTCATCGACGAATCTAGCGGCAGTGGATACCTCTCTGTCCAGCAAGCATACAACGGCACAACAAGCAGTGCGGCCAATATGCACATTTTCTCCAACGGTAATTTTTTGCGTTCTGTGTCGTCGGGTAAGTATAAAACAGGCGTTGAAGACGCAGAAATGTCATATGCAGAAGAACTATATAATCTTCGACCTGTTTATTACAAATCTCTTGGCACGTTTGATAATCCCAATCACGGGCATTGGGGATTTATTGCCGAAGAAGTGGCAGAGATTGACCCACGCCTTTGTATATTCCGAACAACAGAGCCAGACTTGGACGATGACGGAAATATTCAACGTGACGATGACGGTAACATTATTGAAAGAACTTTGGATGAGCCAGTTGTTGAGGGTGTTCAATATGACCGTATGATACCGCTTCTGTTAAAGCTGTTG